ACGAAAACGAGATCAGGCGTCGCAGAGAGGCCATGGCCGATTGTTGCGCCACTTGTGCCGTTGCCGACGTAATAGCCGACGCTATATCCGGCAGCGTCATTTGCATTGATCTCGGTGTTAATGGTGCCGTTGGTATTAAGGACAGCCGGCAAACCTTGCTGCAACAAGAAGGCCACATATTGCCCCGCGCTCTGGTTGAAATTCGTGTTATTGCCAACGCTGAAACCGTCAGGATCAAAGCTGGTCACAGCCGTAGCTGAAGTCGACTCAGCGCTTGAATTGTTCCAAGAGAAGTACGTATTGGGGCCTCTTTGATAGTCGATAACATACGTCGGGCTGGCCGCATTGGCTTTGTGATGCAGCAAGAATCCAGGTTGGAAACCCGCCCCAGTGACGCTTTGAGTTGTTCCGTTGCCCGTGTATGTCAATACAGCCGCAACAGGTGGCAAAGTCACTGAGAATGTTGCGTCCTGCCCTGTTGTCACGAAACTGCCAGCATCTACTTGCAGCACATAGCCATGCAACAGGTTCACGCTTTCGCCTGTTGTCGTGAACGTGGCCCCATCTAGCTCCATGCCCTTGCCGCTAAAGCTGCCTGCGTTCATGCCTGTGAGGTTGAACACACCGCCATCAGCAGCAAGCGGTGCCCGCTGGAACGCCACGATGGCGTTCTGACCGCTCAGCGTGAAGGTGCCGTAGTTGGTGCCGATGCGGTAGTCGCGGATCGAGCCGGCGCCAAAACCGCTCACCGCAACGCTGCCCACACCTGCCTTGATCGACTTCGTGACCTTCAAGGCTGCGGCCTGACCGCTCAGGGCATAGCTAGCTGCTGCAGCAACAAGGCGGCTAGCGATCAGCACACTCGTGCGGGTTATCACTGCAGCCGCTGTTGTGCCGCGATCCAGCGTGTAGGGGTAGTCCGTGATTGCAGCGGTAGAACGGCTGATGCCGTCCAGCAGCACCGATTCGTTGTACGGCGGCAACACCGTCGTGGGGGTAATCACTGCGCTGTAGGTCACGCCGGTTTCCGAATCAAGCCCACCGGATGTGGGCGTGTAGGGCAGGGGCAGACTGGTGGTGCCCGGTGCCAACGGCACCCAGCTGCTGGCCAGGTCCGTGCCTGACGTTGCGCTGACCGCACCCCACAGCAGGGCATCGGTGGAGGCGACGATGCCGCTGGCGTCAAATGCCCAGCTGGTGCCATTGACGCGGTACGAGCCGGTGATGCCTGATGCCTGCAGATACAGCGGGTCAAAGGGGCGCTTGGGCAGTTGCTCCGGCGCCAGCTGCAAGCTCACGCCACTGCGGTTGCCCAGCAGCAGCTTGTTTTGGATGCGCCCGTAGCGGAGTGCTTTTTCCTTGGCGTCGCTGGGGGTGCTGCTGAACGCACCGCTGCTCTCATCCCAGCTGATCTCGTCGTCTGGGGCATAAGGCACGGTGAACTCGGTGACGGCCGTGCTCGTGGTGCTGCCGACTACCCAAGCGAGCTCCGCTTTCTGCTCGGTAACCACCGGCTTGGTGTTGGCAGTGTTGTTGCGGTCGCTTTCGCTGGGGCGTTTCTGCAGCCCGTACTCCCGTTGGGTATGCAGGCTGGTGTCAGCACCGATGTAGACCTGGCGGCGGGCCAAGTTCAGCAGCGAGGCAATGCTGTTGCTCAGGTCAGCGGTGTCGAGATCTTGGGCGCGGGTGGCGAGATCCTGTTGACCGGACACCGTTTGCGAGCGGGAGATCGTGCGCTTGGTGATCGTCTTGGAAATGCCGCTGGTGGTGTCGGTTTCGTATTCGACGACCACCGTGGAATCCAGCTCGCCGGCGATGGTGTCGAACTGCTCCAAGGAGCCGGTGTCGTCAATGTAGGTGTCGATGTTCAGGCTGCCGGCTAGCTCCAGCTCTGAGAAGTAGTTGTAAGTCGTCTGCGACTTCACCACATCGGCACCATCGGGCACCTCTTCGATGCAGAGGTTGGCTAAGCCGGTGTGGGCTTCTGCAGCGCTGGCCAGCCCGGCCTTGATGTCGTTCACGCCACCGCCGATCTGCTGCACAGAGCGCAGGTTGACGCTGTTAGCCGAGGCAGCGGCTTTCTCATACTCAATCACCTCCCGCACCAACTTGGCGGTGGGGACATTCCATGCGCTGCCAGCGCGGAGGGCATCACTGGCCCAGCGGTTGTTGGTCTCCGCAGAGGAGACGAGGTTCAGCGCAATCGACTCGATCTTGCGGTCCCACACGTCGTAGCGCGTGGCTGTAAAGCTGTAGGGGTAGAAGACATCGCTATCGGTGACTGTGGCACCTTCGTCGTTGGTGTAGCTAACGCTGACTTCCGAGGGCGCGCCGAAGACTTCCTCGATTTCCCAGCTGCGCTTGAGGAAGTCGTCGCCGTAGAGCTCATCAGGCGGAAGCAGACGCAGGCTGTTGAAGCGCACCACCACGCTCTCGCCGGGCAGGTCACCGACGCCGATGGGGCCAAGGTCCACCACATCGGCTGGGGTGATCACCGGGCCGGTGCCGCTGTCCTGCGTTAGGTCGAGGAACTGCAGCGTCTCGGTGCTGTCGAGGTAGCCGACATAGCCCTCAGATTGCAGCAGGTCACCCATCACCTGGATGAAGCCGGGGCTCAGGTCGAACTGCTCAACCGAATACTTGTTGGTGAGTGGGATGTTGGCGCTGTCGAGCTCCAGCGCGTCGAGGCACTGCTGGAACACGTATTCCGCGCTCAGGGGCAGCATCGCCTTGAGGAACACCTTGCAGGGCACATCGCTGTGCTCGTCTTTGGCGTTCGGGTCAGTAACGGGTGGCTTGCGGTTTTCGAGGTAGGTCAGCTTGCAGCCCAGCTGCACCGTGGTGGTACGGCGGAATGGATCGGCAAAGCTGCTCAACACCCGCAACACCCTTGGCAGCGTGTAGGTGGTGCCGCCCTTGGCGTAGGTGAACGTCACCTCGGTGCCGACCACAGGCGTTTGCGTGCCGTCAAGCACCACCTCGCCACGGGTCTTGATCAGGCCGTTGCCTTGGAGGTAGTCATCAGCAAAGCTGCCGCTAATGACTGTGCCGAGGCTGCAGCTGACTTCAGCGCGGATGTCGATGGCCATTACTTCACCTCCGCCACTTCAACGGTGACCGTGTAGCGGGTGCTTTTGACGCCACCGCTGATGATCACCTCGGCGCTGGCACTGGGTGCGCTGATCGGGAAGTAGCTGCCGGTGCTGGGGGTGCTGGCGACGGCGGTTTCGTACCAGGTGCGCACGGCACTCCAGCCGCTGCTGTCGGTGGTGCCCTCAATGCGGCGCACGCGGATGGCGGTCAAAGCGCCGGAGATGTAGTGCGTGCCGCTCGCGGTCAACTGCAGCTGGGGCGTGTCCTGATAGGTCTCCATTGGGGAGAGCAGCGTGAGCGTGGCGCTGCCGAGCGTCACGGTGCCAAGGCTCGGGATCGTGGCCTCAGTGCGCTCGCGGTTCTTTTGCTCCTGGCGCAGCAGGACAGCCAGCGCTTGCGCAGCATCCACCAGCTCACAGGTGGCTTGGATGTAGGCGCCAGCTTGCTCACCTGTTGGGGCAGCGGTGAACCAACAAGCGATGCCGCTCCAGCTGATGCCGTTGGCGCTGGCGGTCAGGCTGACGGTGGTGCCGACCGTCCCGCTGCTCAGCGTGTCGGCATCGGTGATGCGGGTGTCGCGCCAGGTGTTGTAGACGCTGAGGAGGGACTGCCACTCGCTGGCGGTAAGCAGGCCGCTGACGGTCCACTTACGGGCGGTGAGGCCAGCGCTGGTGTCGGTTTCGTCGTAGCCAAATGGCTGAGCGATCAGCTTGCTGGTGCTGAAGGCGCCGATTGAGATGCTCATTGGTAAACCCCCTCGCGGACGACATCACCCGAGGCGCTGCCGCCGGGCACACTCACGTAGACGTTCCAGTCCTTGTCAGCTAGCGCTTGGGTCGCGGTGGCAAGGTCAGTGTTGACGGTGACAAGGCTTTGGTTGATCGTTGCGAGGTCGTTCTGTGCCTTGCCGAGGTCCACGCGGCTCTGGGCGAGGTCTTGCTCTAGCCTTGTTTGCTGGCGATCTGCCTGGATCAGGCGAAGGATTGCGTTATTGCGGTCTTCGTTGGTGCCCGACAGACTGAAGTTGAGGCCGCGACGGTTGGCAATCTCTTGCGCTATCGGGCGCAGTTCGGCGGCAAGTGCGGCCTGGCGGTCTGATACCTGCTGCGCAGACATGAACTCGTTGAGCCCGCCACCGCTGGTGTTCTGAAGCTGCTGGAGCTGTAGAACAGTGTCTTCGATGCCGCGGCTGATCGCGCGTACTGAGTCTTGTGCAGACTTGAAGGCGTCAATAAGGTCCGCTTTGGTCTTGGCAGCGGCCAGTCGGACGTTTTCAGCCGCAACCTGTGAGGCGTTAATCAGGTTGTTGTTGCCGGGGTCGGCGCGCAGTGCCGCCTGCGCGTCTTGCTCGGCACGCTTTGCGTCCTCAAAAGCCTTGACCGACCCCAGCGCGCCGATGCCCAAGCTGGTAAGGCCGCCCCGCCGCTGTTGGAGGGCAATGTCCTCTTGGATGCTCCTGATCTGGTTCGCAGCAGCGACGTTTTCAGCAAACCGCTTCTGATCAAGGCGGGCGATCTGCTGGTTGATCTTGTAAAGGCGTTCTGCTGCTTCCTGCTCTGTCTTTAAAGAGTTGTTGGGGTCGGCACGTAGCGCTGCCTTCTTTTCCTCAAGCAGCAACTCCTTCTCACGCTCAAGTGTTAAACGCTCGTACCCTTGCGTGCTCGCGTCAATCAGTCGGTACTTCGCGGACAGCAGGGCATTGTCTTCGCGCTGCGCATCTGTGATTTGCTTTTGTGCGTTTAGCGCTTCTTGGGTGCGAGGGCCGAACTCGCTGTTGACCTGACGGTTGATGTCGAGAATGTTCTGGCCGCCTTGAGAAATGAGTTCGCGGCGGCGCGCTAAATATGCTTGGCGATCTTCTGGGCTAAGGCCATCCTGGATGGCGCGCGATTGGGCGGCAACGCGGCCAGGTGCCAGCAGGTTGTTGAACGAGTTCAACAGGTCCGCTATCGGGCCTTGCACAACAAGACCGATGCTCACACCTAGATCCGCTAAAGAACGGTTTAACTTGTCGCTTTCTTGCGCAAGGCGTGTGGTGGTGGCGGCGTCAAGACCGCGCTTCGCAAGGTCTTCTCGAATCTTGGCTTCCGCTTCCGCGTAACGCCCAGCATTGATCAGGGCTTCGACGTTCTTCTCTAGGGAGCGGCTGGAAAGGATTCCCGCCTGCTGGAGCTCACCAAACCGGGCAATGGGGGCGTCGAGCGCGCCAGCAAGAGCGGTCAGATTGTCCGCTTGTTGGCCAATCGCTGTACCAATCAAGGAGCCGGCAAAGCCAAAGCCGCCGCCGAATACGCCGAGCGCGCCACCTAACGCGCCCCCCACACTGGCGCCAGCACCCTGCCCGAATAGCGCAGGGAACGCGCCACCAATTAGGGAGGAGCTGAGACCAGCGCCGGGGCGGAGACCCTGGAGAGGGCTGCCCAAGGTCCGCAGTACACCCGGACCAGAAGAGCGGGAGCCCCGCTCTGCGGCTAATAGCTTGTCAGCTAATTCAGCGCGAGCAGTCTCTGTCTTAAGCCGGCGGGCTGTAACACTTGCTAAGTCAGCTTCAAGTACGTCCCGTTGACGCTGCTGCACTTCCTCTGCACGCACACGCTTCTCCGCATTGCGTCGTATGGCCTTCTGGATGGGGTCGGTGGTTCCAAAATTTCCTGCGCTGGCCGCACCAAACCCGCCTACACCCTTGGAGGCTTCCTGTAGACGTTGTGTTATTTCGCGTAGGGCGCGGGCGCGCTTTAAGTCGTTTTCTAGTAACTCACGGCTGGGGCGTAACGCTGCTTGGTATGCACGTTCGTCGCTGGCTGCGCCTGCGCCGCGGGCTAACATCGCGCCGCTGGAGTCACGAACTCCACCAGCCCTGGGATTTAGATCTGCGTAATACTGCTGGATCCCCGCGAGCTTTTCGGCGCGGCGGATCGCACGCTCTTCCTGCTGCTCAAGTTTTCTGTACTCGGAGCTGGTGCCAGAAACAATGTCCTTGTAGCGCTGCTGGGCGCGCTCTAAAACGCGGAGTGTCGCTGCGTACTCGCTTGACTCGTAGTTGAGGTTGCTGAGACGTTGTTGTAACTCGCGGATGTTTTGGCGTTCGCCTTCTAGTGTTAAAGGGATTTCGGGGAGATTGGAGTTGGCGCCAAAGCCTGTTGAAAGCGTCGGACCACTAAATGCAGCGGCGCCGGCAGCGGCTTGCTGGCGTCCTACACGCGAAGAACGTAGGAACTCAAGCTCGCTGATGCGTTGCAGTACATCTAAATACTGCTGACTGCTGTAGCTGAGGTCTCTGGACTCGCTGGTAAGACGAGCAATCTGGGCGCTGATCTTGCTATAGGCCGCGCCAGGAGCGTCGTTTAGAACTTGGTTCAGGGTGCGAACCTTAACCTCAGCTCGGTCTGCAGCCGTTGTTAGATTCTTGAGCTCTTTGGTTGCTACTTGTACGCCAGCCTTTACGGCGCTTAGGGCGGGGGCTTCAAGCGAGGACAGCGCTTTCTTCGCGCTGTCAAGGCCCTTTTCAAATGCCCGGAGGTCAACTGTTAGCTCTAGTTGGGCCTGGCCTAGGTTCTCCGCCACAAGAGCTAATGCCTCCTATAGCCGAGGTTGCCGGGGAAACCTTGGGTATGGCTTCTGCTCTCAGCGCTCTCGCTAACGCAACCGCGACATTCACCGTTGCAGGGACGGGGGTGGTGACGGATCCCACGACTGGCAACGTGACCCCGGCAACGGCAACTGTGTCTGTGCCCTTGTTCCTTAAGGCGGAGCGGGTGCGGGGTACGGCATTTCCGGGGGTGGAGATGACGGAAACGACGTTTGATGGCTACGCCCTTGAGGCGCTGGATGAGCGGATTGTTGTTGGGACCGAAGGGACGGTGGTGTTTGGGGGTGCGGATGCGGTGGAGTGTGAGGTGACCGCGTTGCGCCTGCCCTATGGAAAGACTGGATTGCTCGGGGAGACGCTCGGCGCTGCACTTGGGGAGCGGGTGCAGCTGGTGTCAAGAGAGCAGGTTGGCTGATGGCGCGGGTTACGCAGTGGAACGCCGATAAGCTGTTGCGCCGTGTGCCGCTGATCCTCACTAACTACGGCATTAAGGTCACGCCCCTGCTGCAGGAGTCGATAAAAGCAGAGGTGTATGAGTGGCCGACGACCACACGCAGGAAGAATGGTGAGACAGTCGGCAGCCCACGCAACATCGTAGATACGGGTGAGCTGTTGCGTTCTCAGTCCGCTCCAAAGGTGCAGGACAATCGCCTGACGATCACTTGGGGGGCGCCGTACTCAGGAGAAGTTCTGCGCGGTGGGTTTTTGGTGGGCACGCTGCGGAATGCGTACATCGCGCCGGGGCGAGATTGGATTACGCCGGTGCTTAGGGCGGAAGAGCCGATGCGGTTTTTTGTGAAGGAGTGGCGAAAGATTGGGGGCGCATAAAAGCCCGCCACCCCGTGGGGTAGCGGGCGCTTAGCTCCCAGTGTTAGATCAGGCGTTGGTTTCAGCGCTCCAGGTGTAGCTGCCGTAGCCGGTGAGGGTGAAGGTCACCTGGGCCACGTTGCCGGCGGCAATCGACTCGGAGAAGTCGGTCACCCATGCAACGCCGGAGTGGTACTCAGGGCTGCCAGTGGTGCTCATCTCGGGCGATTCGCGATACCACTCAACGGTGGTGCCGGATGCAGCGTTGAGGGCTGCGTTCTTCAGAACGGCGTAGCCGGCGTCGTTCAGGTTGAGGTTCATCGACATCGGGATCGTGTAGCTCTGCTGCTGCACGATGGATGCGGTGAAGCCAAGGGTGCTGCCGTAATCCAGCACATCCTGGGTTTGAGTTGAGCCCTGGATCGAAGCGTCAGTGAGGGACAGCACCTCGGTCATGCCGGTGCTGGCGGTGGGGTTGGTGGAAGCGGTGGTGCCCGCCTTCACGTAGAACCTGTAGCCGAGGCTATTAAAAAAGGCACCAGTGGCCATGACTCTGGGGGGAGCTTATGGCCCTAAGTTGCCGCTTCGCCTTGCTCTAATAACTCCCACGGTGTGGCGCGGGGGCAGATGTGGAGGTCGAAGCCGCGGATGTCGTGGTCCGTGGGGCTGGTGGCCACAAGCGCCAGTTTCAACTGCTCCTCCGTGATCTCAAGCGCTATCAACACCTCCTCACGGGTGCTGCCGCGGTCCAGCATCTTGCGGGCGAGCTGGCCGTTGCGGCGTACGGCGCCGGGGGCCTTCACCAGCCAGTTGTGGTCGCGGATGAAGTGCAACACGTCGCCTTCAGCGAAGACGGTGAGAAGCGTGGAAAAGGTTCCCTTGGCGGGCTGCCAGGCGCGACACGTCTTGATAAAGGCTTGGTCGATGCACGAAAACACATCCTCTGCTGAGACAAAGGGGTATTTCCTGCATAACTTGCGGCCCATGAGGCGCAAAAGGCCCTGGTGCTCGCGGTACATCGCGGCGATGCGGCGCTGCTCGTCGCGGGTGAGTGGGGTCGCCAAGTAGCCGGTGCGGGGGCGGTGGCGCGCACCGGTGGGGGCGGATGACTGGGTGGCAACCTGAGCCATTCCCTAGTCTATGGCGGACCTACCTAGGTACGTCAGCTGCGGGTGATCGCGACCGCGCCGCCAATGCCGCCGCCCGTGGAGCTGGTGGTGAGACAGCCCAAAATAGTGGCGAGGTGGGGCAGCACTGTCAGTGGGGTGACGGCTTTTGTCGTGCTGTTGCCCACGTTGGTGTTCCACTCCAGCTCCATTACGTCCAGCTTCAGACGCTTGAGGTCGCGGTTGGGAACGCCGGTGACGAGGGCGCTGGTGGTGGGGCTGTTGCGCAGCAGGGTGGGGTCGCTGAGCAGTGCGTTGGCGAGGTCGAAGGTGGCGAGCTCGACTTCGCGCGGGATTGTGGTGGTGCTGGGGGTTTTGTCGCCGCAGCTGGCGTCAGCGCGGGGCCAGGCCAACGCTTGGGTTGTGGTTGCGCGACTGCCGATCCAACTCAGTGTTTCGAGGCCGTTGGTTGCAGTCACCAGCGCTTTCGCTTTGTTGTCGGCGCTGGCGCTGCTCCACGCAAGCGTGCCCACCATGCCGTCGGCGATGCTGTCTGCAGCAGCAACGGTTAGGTAGCTGTTGGCGTCGGCGGCGCCGGCCGTCGCAACAATCGTGGGCGCAGACATCGCTTGGGCGCTTTATCCGAGCTTTCCGGGGGCAACTTCGGTTGTAATCGTACCCGCAACATGAGCGAACAAGACAACGCAGCCGGCGCTAGGGCGCCCAAGAAGAAAGTGGCGAAGAAAGAAGAGGTGGGTGTTGCTGGGGTGCGGAAGTGGGAAGATGTTGTGCCCAAGATTCGGGAGATGAAGGAATCGGGGGCGACGGTGCCGGAGATTGCAGAGAAGCTGGAGCTCAGCTATGTGCTGGTGAATCAGGTGATGCTGCAGAGCTACAAGATGTCCGTGGACACCATTGGGGTGTTTGAACGGCAAGAGCGGATGCGGTTGGGGCTGTGATGCAGAGCGCACGGGACTTCAATACTGAAGTTCGTGCGCCTTTCAATGGGCCGATTTCGCACATCCTTAAGGCGATTGATGCGCACACTGCCCTCTACTTCAAAGGGGGTGGTGTGTGGCACCTTGAGCAGGCGCAGGTGCTGCGGGGGTATGTGCGGGGGCTGAAGGAATGGATTAAGGCTGAGGAGCAAAGGCATTAAAAAAGCCCCGCCGAAGCGGGGCCGGGGCGCAAGAGGCGATCAGGAGTAGACGCCGGTGTCGAAGGGGGTGTTGACGAGGAGACGCACCAGGGGCACGTTGCGCACGTCGTTGTAGGCGAGGCCCCAGGATGCGGTGGCACCCAGGTTGCCGGTGGTGGCAGCGTTGGTGGGGTTGTCGCCTGCGGCTGCCCACTTGGTGCCGGCTACGTGGTAGCCGTAGTGGTAATCGCAGATCAACAGATCCTGGAAGGAGCTCTTGTTGCGGTCGGTTTCGACGCGCAGCTCCTGTTGGGCGCCTTCTGCAATCACGCCAGCGCCGAACAGGTACACGGGGTACTTGTTCAGGTGGGTGGCGGTGCCGCCGCTGATTACACCGATCTGGTCGTCGATGATGACGCGCAGGCCGGCGAAGGTGTTGTAGCTGACGCCGGTGAGGCCGCTACCGGCAGACACAGTGCTGCCGCTCACCTGCACTTGCAGGTAGCCGGTTTGCTCCAGGTAGTGTGCGACGTTCGAGTGCATCGCGATGGCAGTCAGCTCGCTGCTGCGCTCGCCCAGGTTCGCCTTGGCCGTCACCACGTTGGCCGCGGTCAGGTAGTTGCTGGCGGTGGCAGTGGTGGTGCCGGTGACATCGGTGGTGTTGCCGCCGAGCACGCCGGAGCCGGCGATGCTGCCGAACAGACCGCCCAGTTGGGCCAGCAGAGTGGCGCTCTTCTTCTTGGCGATGGCGCCAGCCAGTTGGTTGGCGACGTGGCCGAGGGGGTCAGCGCCCGAGCCGAGGCGGCTGAGGTCGTCGGTGGCGAACTGGAAGCCCCTGTGCAGAATCGTCATGATCTGCTCGTCGGCAGTGACGTTCTGGCTGGTCAGGTAGCCGGCGCCAGAGGTGCCCCAGCTGTTGCCGCTGGTGATGACCTCTTCGGTCAGACCGCCGATGTTGTCGAAGAAGGGCACGCGAACGCGGGTGCCGCCGGCGCGGGCGTCCAGGGCTGCGTTGCGGGTGATCACACCAGACTGCAGAAATGCAGACTGCTCGAAGATGCGCTCCGAGGTGTACTGGAGGAACTCGGGGCGGGTGACAAGGTTGGACAGGAAGGTCCCGCCCATGTTCTGTTGGGCCATTGTTCTGTAGTGCGGGGTTTACCGTGAATTACCCGCGGCCGGCCTCGGCCTTTAGGGCGCGGGCGAGCTCGGGGTTGTCCGCTTCAAGGCGCAGCGCTTCGGTGAGGTTGAAGCTTTCGGCCTTGTACGGGTTGCGGGTGCCGGCAGCGGTGCTGGCGCTCGCGGTGGCTCCCATGCCTCGGGCTGTAACAGCCGCAAAGTGGTGGTCCCAGCCACTGCCCGCTGACTTCAGGGTCTGCAGGTGGGTTTCGAGGGGGTGCTCGATGCCGTTGACGACAACGACGGGGTCGCCGTTGGAGTCGCGAAGCTGGGGTGAGAGAAGGCCGTAAAGCTGCTCGGGCGCTAAGGCGTTCGCTGCACTGATGGCGTTGATTGCACTCGCGCGGAGACGTTCGGCGCTAATGGCGCTTTCTTTCTCGTTGAGCTGCGCTTCGAGCTCACTGATGCGCTGCACCAGTCGTGCGTTCTCTGCGGTGGCGTCGTTCCACAACTGCTTGTACTCACCGCTGGATTCCAGGGTTTGTTGTGTTGTGGACTTGAGCTTTGCCTCTAACTCGCGGAGTCGTTTTTCACTCTCGCCGAGACGCTCGTTGAGCGTTCGGTTGGCTTCGCCTTTGCTCAAATTGTCCTTCTGGACAAGTTCAAGCTTCGTGCGGAGAGCGGTCAGTTCGTCGGCGGTTGGGGCACTGGCGGGTTGCTGAGTCACGGACTCAACTGACTCCTCCACGGGAGGAGTCCCCACGACTTGCTCAGGCATGGGGGTGGGTATAGGGACGCACTAAGTTGCCGTCGCTGCGTGTTAATTAGCTGGGGCAGGTGTCGGGATGGGGAGGATGCGGCACCGGCAACGTGGGTGAACCGGTGGTACATACGGGAACCCCGTGTAGCGGTCGGAGGTGCGGCCGTCGAGCGGGCGGCAGATGGGGCACGTCTTGGGGTCGAGAATGGCGTGCCATCGCCAGCCGGCGCTCGCAAATGCAGGGGCGCCTGTGGCTTCCAACACGAAAGGGCGGCCCGTGAGGTACGCCTGGCGATCAAAGACGGCGCGCTCCGCTTGGCCGCTTACCTCCCAGATTGCGTTCGCAATTAGCGCTGTGTCGCGGTTGCGTAGGGCGCTATACAGCGTGCCGCGGGCGTTGATGGGTTGGATGAAGCCCTGGCGCACGCGCTCTGCAACGACCATCCGCGCGATTTCAATGGTGGGGTCGTCGCGCATCACCGCCGTGGTGAGCTTGGCGCGGATCGCGCGGAGGTGCGCAGCGGTGAAGGGGCTGAAGCCGGTGCGGGGGTCGGCTGTAAACAGAGACAGCAAGCTGCGCCCTCCGCTGCGCGCGGTGCCCAGCAGCCCGTCCCCGCGCCGGGGGCGGTAGTCGCGCAAGGTCATGTCGAGGGCGGCGTAGTCCGCGGCGCGGCGGGCGTGCTCCTCGTCCACAAACTCCAGGCGGGTCAGCAAAATGCTGCGGAACCGCTGGGCGTAATCTTCGAGCTCTAGGGCTAGCGGCGCGAGGAGCGAGTTGAGGATCAGCTGGCGGCCTAGGCCGGTGTCGGGGAGGCTCGCAATTAGCGATTGGCGGAAACGCCACAGCAGCAGGATCAGCAGGGCGCGGGTGTCGTCTTCAACGCTCTTCTCGTCGCGCCGGAGCGCAGCTTCGCTCGCGTACAGGTACTCGTCGGGGGTCATGCGCTACGCGGGAGAAAGTGCCCGGTGCGCTCATCGCGGTAGTAGTCCGTTGTCCAGCTGGCGCATACGTCGTGCTCCCCGTGGGTAGTGGGCCAGCCGGTGGAGGGAGGTGGGCTATAGCGGCAGGTGCCGATTAACTCCTCGCTCTGTTCAGTGGCGCGCCACCAACGGCAGGTAGCGCAGTTCGCGTTAATTGGCACGCTGGTGCTCATGAACTCCTGTTTGACTTCTGCCCATGTGGGGTGGTGGCGCATGGTTGTTTTGCCCTAGTTGGGGTTGCGGCCGGGGCGTATGGGCGTTGGGAGGGTTTGGCTGCTCATGGATTCGCCCTGGCCGGCGCGGGCGGCGTTGGTGCGGGTCAGCGCGTCCGGGTTCATGGCGAGTGGGTCGAGACCAAGCGCGGTGTTTTGCTCGTTGATGTAGTCGCGCGTGCGGGTGACTTCCTCGCCGATGTCCAGGCCCGCGGGGAGCACTTCGCCCTGCTGGAGTACATCCAGCAACGTCTCCTGGCTGATCGCGTTTTGCATGAAGAGCTGGAGCATCGCGGTGATGGAGTTGCCGTCGAGGAGCTTGTTGTCGTAGTCCTGTTCGATCACGACTTGTGGGGGTTCGAGGCCGACGTACTGGGCGGCGACTTCCAACATGGAGGTCAGGGCGTTGGCAAGATCGGCGCTGATGAGGGCCATGATCGAGTCGCTGTCGATCCGGTCCATACGCTTCGCTTCCGCAGCGGCGTTGGTGGTGTTCTGGCGCGTCAATGTGTTGACGCCTAGGCGCGAGATTTGCTCTTCAAGTGCTTCGAGGCACTTGAGCTGGGAGTCGAAGGCGTCGGTGGTGGGTTGGATAAACTCGCCGCCGCCGTCCACAGGCAGGAGCAGGGCGGTGTTGACGCTGATGCCCAGGGGGCTCTCAGCGTCGGGGTCGAAGCCGCGGAGCGTCAAAATCGGCATCGAGCCGACGTGCACGCTGTGCATGTAGTCGCAGAAGCGCTGGGCGTAGGCGATGTTGAGGTAGGCGACCTCTAGCAGGGGTGGGACGCTGAGGAGCGTGGCGCTGCGGTTGCCGTAGACCGTGATGAAGGGGAGACGGTCGAGGCCCGTGTCGCCGCTTTCGTACAACGCCCAGTTGCCGGGGGTGTCCTTGCGCCAAAGCTCGTAGCGGCCGGGCTCCAAAATGCGGATCTGCTCGACCTGCTCCTCGCCAAAACGCCCCACGTCGCGTAACGCCAGCTCGTGGATGCGGACTTGGGTGAGCTCCGCTTGGGGGTTGTTGTTGTACGTGCGCCAGCCGCGGATGGTCTGGGGGTGGACGTGGATTAGGTACGGGGCGCTGCGACGGGTGCGGAGGTCCGCAAGCGTGCGCGCTGGGACTGGGTCGTAGTCGACAATGGCGCTGCTGTGGCCGTACAACAGCGCTGTCTCAAGCTGCTGGCGGGCGAAGCTGTTGAGCGTTGTCCCGTCGCCGCAGACGTTGTTGGCCCACTCCTCCCAATAAGGGTCGCCCTGGAGCTGGATGCCCTTGCGCAGGATTAGGCCGGCGGCTTGGCTGGCGAGGCGCTGGAGGAATGGGGGGAGGACGGCGTGGTAGATCCGGCGCTGGTAGGCGCTGTCGTCCTCGCGCGGTTCCTGCGGGATTAAACGGCGGGCTTCCGCGCGTAATGCGCTGGTGCCGCCCATGCAGACATTGATGGGGTCCCACTTGGGGAGCATCGACAACACTGCGGCGCTGTGGACGCTCGGGTCGTCGGCCGCGCCAGGGGGTGCCAGCGCAGGAAGGGGCGTGTATTTGCGGGCGGCGGTGAAGTCGTAGCCGGTGTAGGTGCTGTTGGTTGCCGCCACGCGCTACGCCAAATACAGGTGCTAATACGAGGTTTCCCCTGCCTACGGCAGGACACAGCCCGCGCACGGCTGCTTGGCTGTTATTTGAACTGGAAGTTGCTGCCGCCTGTTTGATAGCGGCGGAGTCCCGCAAGGCTGTAGATCACGTAGCCCATTGCGTCGACGGGGCCGGATTTGTCGTCGAGGCCCGTGCCGCTTTTGTCGGGGCTGCCCTTCTGGTTGTAAGTCTGCGTCTCTAACGAACGGATGAGGTACTTGCAGCTGGGGTGGACGCGGAGGCGGTTGTTGAGTAGGAGCATCTGGACGGCGTTGACGCGGTCCTCGACGAGGGGGTTGGCGTTTTGGACCTTGATGCGGAGGCCGTGCCGCTTGAGGATGGCGAGGTCGCTCTCGCTCGCGTTGGTTGTGGTGCGGTGTTTGCTGGCGGCGTCAGGCACCACCGTGAGGAGGCCGCGGTCGATGTGGTCGCCGTATTGCTCTTTCAGGCGGGTGGCAATCGTGGGCGTGTCTTTGACGTGGAACTCGGTGACGAAGTGGAATACGTCGCCGCGACGGATGCAGATTTCGATGAAGCAGGTGCCGACGTTGAAGTCGCAACCTGCGTAGATCATGTCGTCGGGGCGGATTTCTTCGTCGCTCCAATGCACGTCGCGGTCGAAGTAGCTGTAGACCGTTGTTTTGTCGAGGGCGGTGAACTGGCCTTGGAGGTAGGCGGCGAGGAGCTGGGGTGGGTAGTTGGCGTAGAGGGAGTCGACGAAGCCTGGGGGGAGGTGGGGGTTGTCGAGGGTTTTGGCGCGGATGAGGTGACGGTCGGGGCCGGCCTTCTGGTCGAACGTGTTCCACATGAAGCCGTAGCCCTCAGGCGTGGAGGCCAAGGCGAACTGGGGGTTGGTGCCGCCGCGCAGTCGCGCAAGGATCATCTCGGCGCCCTTTTGCGCTAACTCGAACTTGCTGGTGTCGATTTCGTCGGCGAGCGCAAATGCGAGGTTGGTGCCGCGGATGCGATTCACTGCTTCCAACGTCCGGCACAAGATCGTGCATTGGCCGTGGGGCAGGTGCAGGGTGTACTCCGGCTGGGGGCTGGCGCGGTAGTCGTACTCGATGTTGAAGCGGTCCAAAAACTCGTCGAAGCTGCGGACCCATACGTCGAGCACCATCTGGAACGTGGGCTCGAACACGGCGCCGACCTTGCCCGGGTTGTCCATCGCCAAAAAAACAGCCTTGGCGCAGAGGGCGACCGTCTTGCCCGCGCCGAAGCCGGCGCATAAGCCCAGGAGCAGGTGGTCGATGTCGTCGACGAAGGCGCGCTGGTGCGGCAACAGCGACTCGTAAATGGCGTCGCGGAGCGCGGTGTAGGTCGTGCTGCAACGGGTGTCCACCGCGATGGGCGCGTCGAGGCACTTTCCGCCAGGAACAATGCCAAGAATCCCCACGAACACCTGCGCTCAGTTCTATACATAGGGTACGAACCGGTGCGGTGGGCTGGGAGCGGGGGTGGGGGAGGGCTATATAGGCCGACCTGGAGCATTAAATGAGCGCTACCTATTTAGAGGTGGCGAATTTTGGGGCTGCAAACGGGAGGTAGGGGGTGGGTGAGCCCCCCTGCGCGCCCTTTGTGTGGGGGTGGGGTGCCTGGGCTAGAGGGCGCCGCCAGTGGCCAGCGCTGCGGTGCGGAATCGCCGGGATCCGTTGCGGCGCAGCGTGTCCGGTCCTGCGTAACTGCCACTGCAGCAGGTACGCTGGACAGAGTGTTAAGAGTTATCAACGTTTAGGGTGCTGCACCCTTCTGCGATAGATCTGCCAACCCTCAATAGGTAGGATTTGATCGAGGCCAGAAAACTTTCGAGTCGCGCAGCATCCTGCGCCGCGAAAAATTTCAGCCCCGCGATTCAGCCGGGCGCCTCACCCTTCCCACTGCACCCCAGACAATGACCAACACCGAACTGCGCGCTCAGGCCGGCCTGTTCTTCACCGCTTGCCTGTTGTTTACCGGCGCCCTGTTGCTCGCCGCCGGTTTCGCACAAGCGGACGCCCGCGCCGCACGATTCGAGCGCTGCGTTAACGCTGGCGGACTGGCCGGCCAGTGCGAGCGCGCCGCCTACGGGTTCTGATCGTGCGACCCGTAACGCTCCTGGCCTGCGCCCTCGCCGGTGCAGCCCTCGCCGTTAGCGCCTGCGCCCTCGCTGTCACTACAGCCGGTGCAGCCGCCTGCGCCCTCGCCCATCGCCGGTGCGCCGCCGAAGCCGCAGCCGCTGGCCTGAGCGCCGCCCACTGCGCAACGCGCCCCGCGCCCGCAATCTCCACCGCTACCGCGTACTGAACCATGGCCACACGTTCCGCCATTGCGCTGCAGCGCTCCGATGGGAGCCTGCGCGCCGTCTACTGCCATTGGGACGGCTATCCCTCCCATCACCTGCCGCTGCTGCAGGCCCACCACAGCAGCGCCCGCGCTGCTGCAGCGCTAATCCGCCCTGGTGACATTTCCTGCCTGCGCACGCGCACAACGTGGCAAAGCGGCGCAACCATCCGCGACGCCCACGGCGAGCCGGTGACCGATCCCGCCGGCTACTGGCGCCACCAAGGCGACCGCGAGGCGCAGCCCCTCTATTACCACGAGCGCGGCGAGCAAGACGTGGCGCCCCGGCGCTTTGCCGACCTGCCCGCGCTGATGGCGTGGGCGGATGGCTGCTGCTGTGAACACGTCTACATCTACCGGCCCCGCCACGGCTGGGAACACCGCGAGATCAGCGCCATCAGCACCGCCGCGCCCTCGCCGATGCCCGGCTGTGATCCCGCGCAGTGGTAACGCCCTGCGCCCTGTCCCTTTATCGCCGGTGCCACGCGCCGGCTCACACAATGCGCAAATCGATCACCGTTCAAACCGCCGCTGGGCCGCGCGATATCGCCGCGGTCTGGGTTGGCGACAATCTCGCCGTGCATCGGCCGCCCATGCGCGGCGGCACGAAACCGGCGCCGAAACAATGGGCCATCACCCACACGGCCAGCGGCCTTTCTATGGGTGCGCCGTTGTGCGCCCGTAAGGAAACCGCCCTCGCCCTGGCGCGCTTATGGGATGCCGCCGCCGGAACTATCGACCCGCGCGATGCCCGCGGCTGGCGTTATTTGCGCAGTTGGCAACTTGACGTTGCCGCGGCCGAGAATCGCCGGATCGCACCCCTAGAGGGTCCGGTTCTGCCCGACAATCACGGCCCGCAAGACGTAGCGGCTGCCATCGCCGCCGCGCTGGACTCTGCCTACGCGCCCGCCGGTGATCAGGCCGCCGATCAATTCCCGGCCCACGAAACCGTGGCGGCTGATTTGCTGCGCACCGGTGCCGATGGCGTGGAAATGTTCTGGCGCGGCCGATGGTGGCCGGTGCCGACATTTGGGGAAGTGGAAGCGTGGGCGCTGGATTCCCTCGCTGAAACGCCGGACGGGCGCACGGTTGAACCGGACGCGCCCGACAGCTGGACTCGGCTCCTGGGGGTGTGCTGATCATGCCCGCACAATCCCTTACCGCGTCCGGTGCGCCCTCCCGCACCGCAGGGCGCCTGCACTTCCATCTCACACCCTCCAGCGCTAACGCCAAAACCGGCCCAATCCCTGTCAGCACGTCAAGCGCTGAAACATGCCCGAGCGCCGCGGTCTGCCCTTTCAAAGGAAACGGCTGCTACGCGGAACGGGGACCGCTTGCCCTCCACTGGCGCGCTGTCACAGAAGGCCGCCGCGGTGTTCCGTGGGCGGAATTCCTGCATGCAATCCGCGCCCTGCCCGCCCGGCAGTTGTGGCGACACAATCAGGCGGGCGACCTATGGCGCCCCGGAACTGCCGCCGGGCGCGCCGCCCTGGCGCAACTGACAGAAGCGAACCGGGGCCGGCGCGGCTTCACTTACAGCCACCACAAGCGCACCCCCGCCACCGTGCAAGCTTTCAAGGCCGCCACGGCCCACGGGTTCACCGTTAACGCCAGTTGTCACAGCGAGGCGGAAGCTGACGCAGCCATCGCCGATGGCCTGCGCGCTGTGTTTGTTGTGCCCGCGGATGATCAGCGCACCGCGTGGGAAACCGCCGGCGGTAATCGCGCTGTCGTTTGCCCGGCGCAACGGTTCGATCAAATGACGTGCGCGCGCTGTCAGTTGTGCGCCGCGCGGCCCTCACACGTGGCCATCGTGTTCCTCGCCCATGGCACCGGACGCAAGGCCGCTGAGCTCGCCCTGCAGGGGGTGCAGCCATGATCGGCCCACAATCCGCCCGGATCACAATTGTGATCCCGGCCAGTGTTGCTGAGCGATTAAAGGTTCAGGCGGAAGCGCAGGGGCGGAGCATGTCGAACCTGGCAGCCCGCCTGATCGCCCTTGCATTTGAGCAGGATCGGCGCGATGGCTGAGCGCGCCACTGACGCGCAACGGGCCGCGCGTGAACGCGACGCGCTGGAGCTTCTCAGCTCTGGCGCCGGTTCCGCGTTTGCCGCGGCCACCCTCGCCGAACGGTACGGGGTGAGCCTGCGCCAGGCGCGCCGGTACGTTGCGGCCGCATCGTTCGAATTGTGCGATGCCGCCACGCCCGCCGAATTGGATCGGCAGGCGATGCTCTCCCTCCATCGCTTGGATCTCATCGCGGGCCGTGCCATGGCTGCTGGGGATGAGAGCCTCGCGGTGCGCGCTACGCGGGCGCACGCCGCAGCCCTGGCGCAGTTCCGGCGCGCAATCTCCGCGCCCGTAACGCGCTTCAGACTGCCCACAACGCAGGCGCCGCCCGGGGCGCAGGAGCCGGTGCAGGTGCCCGCGGACTGCCCCTTTTGATCACGCGCCCCGAAACCACGGGGCGCTCTTACCCTTCCAACATTTCACGCCATGAAAATCTCTGGAGATGCTTCCCTGTCGCCTGACGCCCTCATCGGCGCAGTGCTGACAAACAACAACGGCGCTCAGTTCTATCTGCTGGGGCTGGAGGTTAATCTCGCTGCCCACGAAATCAGCGCCCTGCTGCGCCCCTGCGAGGGTGGCGGAACCGTGGGAGTCAGCTGGGCATCCCTCGCCGATTGGGAGATACAGCTGCAATCGGCCCACTACATGGAATAGAGCCCGCGGCGCCATTCCGCCCCACGCGCCCCGGCTGCACCCTGCAGCTGGGGCCTTTTGCTGCGCCGGCGCGCCGGGCGCGGCTGTTTTGTGTCCTAATTGTGTCCGCGGCGCGCAGGGCGCAGGGGCGCGTCAGGGCGCCCACAAGCGGCCGGGCGGCAGGGTGCGCCTGTCACAGCAGGGCGCGGAATCGCAGGGCGTGGGGAGCCGGGGCCAGACACTAGGCGGCGCCCGGCGCCTTGGGCGTGATAACGATTCTCATGCTCAGCAGCGGCCTCGCCCGCAGGCCGGGAGAAAATCCGGGCGCCGGGGTCATCCACGGGCGCCCTTTGTCCCACTGCAGAGACGACAGAACTATAGGCGACCGCTACGCGAAAACAACGCCTAGTGAATGCGTTTTCGCAGTGAATGCGTTTTTGCGCCTTAGGCGCAGTGAATGCGATTTGGCGCCGCAGGCGTCAGATGCCCTTGGCTTTGACGAGCTGGAGCAGGTCCGCCTGCAGTTTCATGGCGCCGATGGCGTTGGCGCCCATGTTGCGCTCGATGCTCATCTGAATGACGGTTTCGAGCTTCTCGATCATCTCGCTCACCTTTTCTGCGCGATCCATCACGTTGATGTCGCGGATCATTTGCTGGCGGGCGGCGGCCATCCGGTGCTCAGCAGTGCGGGTCGCTATCCCCCACCTGTCTGCGCAGCGCTGCCGGATCTGGTTCGGGCGGTAACCCTCGCTGAGCCAGTCCTGCACAATGCGGACTTGCTCTGCGATTTCGAGCGCAGTGAATGCCTGGCGGCGACGGGGCACGTCCTCCGGGTTGGCTGGGGCGGGGTTGCCAAAATCCGCTAGCTGGGCGTCGGTGCTCTCGTCGGCCATCGGCATAGGCGCTCGGGGCGCGGCTTCTTGCGCCTAAGTTGCCGACCCCTGACGCAGCTGTTGAATGATCTCGCGGTATTTGCGGGGCAGCGTCGCTAAATCGCGTTGGTGAATGGTTGTGTGCCCCCGGCGTATTAGCTCCGCGTGATACATGAATTGCCCGTAAGCATCGTTGCGCTCCGCGATGTTGGCGCGGGCGTAGCGCTCAATGGCGCTGGCGGCGGCCTTGTTGCTGGGGCGCGACATGGAGCTGGGGCGGCAGCGCTAAGTTGCCGGCCGCCCCGGGCGCGGGGGCGCAATGGGGCGTAGGTATTTGTGCCTAGTGCTCAGGCAGGGCGGCGTTCGTGGATGAGTACGTCCTGGCCGGTGTCACGGCCGACCCAGGTGAAGTCGGCGCCTGTCACGATTCGTTCGGCGTCCTGCAGCGTGTACCAGCGGTGGTCGCAGCTGTTGCAGTGGCGGCGGCGCAACGTGTGCAGGTAGTCGCGGCTCTGGCGGGTGACGACAACGTGCGTGCGCCGACTGCCGCACTCAGGGCATTGGGAGGGGGGCTTGTGCATGGTTTAGGGGCGCACCAGTAGCTCAGCCTCGAGGGCCAGCAATACGTCGCAGTCGATGAGCTGGTGCTCCCATAGCCAGGCGCCGACTTCACTGATTGCACGCCTGGAGTCTTGATCACTGATCTCGGTAGCCATCTTGATTCGCCACATCAGGCGATTCTTGAGGTGAGAGGGTGTCATGGGGCGCAGTGGGTGATTTCGGTGGGCGTAAATTCGCCACTTGGGTGGTGGTGCCAGACCTGAATGGTCGCGTCGAGCTGGTCGGTGCGGTGCTCCTCAACCAAGACGCGCAACCAGTTGCCAAGCCACTTGCCGGTGCGGATGCCCCGGACCGTGAAGACAAGGTCGGGCTGGGCTGGGATGCCGTGCGCAGGAATGAATTGCAAAACCGCGGTTGTGGTATTTCGCGGTGGGAGGTAGTGGTCCTCGTGGGCGCTCATTGCTCAAAACCGTGTTGGGCCGTGTAGTACGTGTTGGCGCGGGAAATGAACTTGCGGCCGTAGTCGCGCAGTTCCTCGCCCGTTAGCTCCCAGATGTCGGGGAAGTCGCCGTGTGGACGTGCGATCACCAACAACGCACGCTCCGGTTTGACGCCGTAGACGTAGTCAATCGCTGTCGCGTAGGCGCCGAGCTGACAGCAGTAGTCCTCCACCAGCGCTGCGTCGCGCTTGTTCTTCGACGTTTTCCAATCCAGCAGTGTCAGCAGTTCGCTGGCGTCCTCGGGGGTGAGGTCGTCGCGCTGCGTGTAGTTGCTGTAGCCCAGGGCGTCGAATTGGCCGGCGAAGCGGGTGGGGTGGTACACCGCACACTCCTGCGCCACGAGCTGGACCCAGTGCTGCTCCAAGAACGGGCGGATGTTGCGCCAGTACGCCCCAAACGCAAAGTGCTTGGGGTCGGGAAGCGGGTCGCCCGCTTGGTGCGCCAGCAGCCAGTTCTCGATTTGCTTGTGGGTCCAGGTGCCGCGGGCCTTGGCCGCATCGCTGATCGCAGCCGCGTCAGGGCGCTTGAGCCATTGCTCAAGGCGCTTTTTGCTCGTGCCTGTCTTGCCCAGGATGCTGGTGACGGAGTCGAGCCGGCCCACCGGGCTGGTGTATCCGCTCTTGTCAGGTAGACGTGTGACAACGCCCCGCGGCTTTGGGAGTGACGTGAGGCGGTCTGGCATCGGCTACTGATTCAGCAGGGCTGTGGTGATGGCGTCGATGGAGGCGTCGCTGAGGTACAGCGACTTGGCAATGCTTTGGGCTTTGACGGCTGTGCGCAGAGCCAAGGCGTTGGCGATGGCGTCTGCGTCCAGCTCGTTGATGGATGCCGCTAGCTGCTCCTCCTCCTGGCTGAGACCGTCCTGAAGGTCGTCGAGGAGGTGTTTCACGCGGGTGTAGGTACAGCTTTGTACGAGGTTGCCGCTGGGCGGACGACGACCACGACAACCGCGCTCTCACCTGTGTTTTTGGTGTAGAGGCGGCACGCCTTGTGGCAGGCGTCGAGATCGACCCATTCCTGCGCTTCCTCTGGAAAGCGTGTCCAGTGCTGGTCCGCGCCGGGGCGTTGGTGGGCCTCGGCGCGGTAGTACCCGCGTGCTGTTTTGATCAGGTAGCGGGTGACATACATGGGGAGCAGGGCGGGTGATGGTGCTGCGGACTTACGGGTGTGCTGCTTTGGTTGCGCTCTTACGCGATGCAGTCGCTGGAACCAGCGCAACTCCTCGACGGGAACCAGGGTTTCAAAGGCGGAAAAGTACGAGCTCACCGGATGGCCCGACCAGTGACAAATCCGCCTTATGGCAAGCAGCGTTTGTGGCGCATGAATAGCCACGGCCCTGCCGCATTAACTATTTGGCGCTGAAGGGGTTGCCACCGTCAGTCAGGCGCCAGATGTCAGCGCCAGCAGCCTTTGCTGCTTCCCAGGCGTCGTTCAACGCCGCAGCCACTTTCTTGTCCTTCGCACGAAGCGCAGGCTTCATGTCGGCGGTGTAGCTGACCTTGGGGCTGGTGACCTTGCTGATCTCCAGATCCCACGCGGTGAGGTCTTCGTAGTCCGGGTCGCCGGTCTTGCGGTCGATGTCACGCAGGAGCGACACCTGGGTGTAGCTCAGCACCTTCACCGCCTCGGCTTCGTAGTCGTAGATGAAGAAGGCTGCGCACTTCTTAATTGCTTTGCGGTCCGTGGGCTGCTTGGTCTCGTAGTCGACCTCGTAAGCAACCGTTCCGCCAATCTGCTTTTCGTATTCGGCCAGCAGGGCGTCGCTCGGGTAGTCGCCAGCAGCGATGCGCTTGGTTTTGCCGCCGTCTGCCTTGTCGAACCAGATTTCGTAGCCGGTCAACGGCTCCTCACTGAGGATGGCGCACCTAAAGGGGTTGGGTAGTGTCTTGCCGATTTGTGACGGGTTGACGTAGCCGTCACGGCTGGAGCTTTCGGTTTCTTTGGGAGCGAGGGAAGCGCTGAATGTTTGCGAGAAGAAAGGCACTGTGTTCGAGGTGGGTCGTTTGGGGCCTACCCGACCTGGATAGGTATGGAGACGCTAGCGGGGGCGGTTGAGGTCGTCAAGCATTTCAGTCGCTGCTTGACGCGCCATACGCTCCACAACCTCGCTAATGCTCACACCCTCCCTGTCCGCAAGGCTTCTCAGGATTTCGTGGCAGGTGTCAGTCATGCTCAAGCTGCGGCACCGCTTCATCTCTCCCCAGTGCGTTAGACGCTGGACTGCGGGCCGGGGCTGGATGATCGGTTCGGGCACGATGCGCTGCTCAGGTGCGGCGCGAGTCTACCTACTTAGGTTCGCTTGCAGGTGCTCCCACAGAGCGCTTCCGCTCAGCCCGACCAGGCGCCCAATGGCGTCCAGGTCGTGGACAAGCCGGTCGGCGGGCACTGGGCGATTGAGGAGCAGGGGCTCAATCGTCGGGCAGTCGTAGACCAGCTCCGGCAGCTTTTCGTACCAGTCGATGTTGTGCTTGCCGTAGTGGGCGCGGAGGAAGGCGCCCAGCACGCGGCAGGCGGCTGGGGCGTCAGCCTCGTCCAGCTCACGGCGTTCACGGGCGGGGAGCTCACGCAGGCCGCAGAACGCCTCAAACATGCCCACCGGCCCCATCGCGATGCCGTTGCTGTCAAGCATGGGGATCGTGTACTCCCAGTGCTCCTTTAGGTAATGCGGGAGCACAGGTGGGTAGCCGATGTCAGGCGCTTGCTCGATCAGTTCTTCTGGGTGGCCAGTGCTGCGGGCCAGGGCGGTGTTGAAGTAGCCCAGCGCCAGGAGCGTCTTGGGGGCGGGTTCGGTGAGCTTGCCGGTGCGGAAGCCGCCGATGGTGCTGCTGTGGATCGCCTTGGTGCCCAGGTAGGCCGCGGCCAGCTTCATGAACTGCGTCTGCGTCATCTGGCTGCTCAGCGCCCGGAACGCAGGGGGGAATTGCATCGCGCCCTGCTCAAGTGCGGTCAGGAGCGGTGCGGCCTTGGTTGCTTCCGTCATGGGTGGCCTAGCTAGGTAGCCCTGACGCTACCTGAGGGCGCATTAGCAGGTGCCCAAACTCCTGTTCCCTTTAATACTCCCCCGGTTTGCGTGTCCGTGTTAGCTGTAACCCCTTGGGGGGGAATGTA